GTTTTAAATTATACTGAACCGTCTAGTCGGCATGCGAACAAAGCAAAGCTTAACTTGGTTCAGTACAAGGGTACCTCGGGTCTTCCGAGTGGGAAGACAAAAGGACAGATGGTCCGGGCGGCTCGTATTAAGGCCGCCAAAGTGGGTAAGAATGATTTCCAAATGAGTCTTGCCCAATTGGGCTCTTCACGATCTGTTGTGAAGAAGCCCCCCCCGAAGCATTCATATGCTTCGGTTGTTAAGAGAACAGAAATGGCAGTGGCGATCCCCATTTTTGTTGTCCCTTGCACAAATGTGCCAAGGGGCCCAGGTGATGTGCATTATTGGAGCCTTGGAGATGTTGGTAGTTATATCCAGCGTTTTAAGTTCCATCAAATGTATGTTGCCGCCCTAGAGAGTTTTCGGAAACCTCAGATTCCACCAAAAGAACGTCGTTTGAGACGCCGCGCTGCATTTAAAGCGGAGTCCATTCGAAACGTTCGAGAAGATAGTGATTTTCTTGTTGGTGTTGAGTTGAACCCTGGGTGGTATGTAATTGTTGTTGCGAGAAACTTCATGCGTATCACTCGAGAAGTGTATATTAGCTTGCAAGAGAGTACGTCCATTGTTGAATTTGTATTTAAGTTCTTCATTGGTATTGGCTACATTTTTGTTGGAGCTTTTGTACAGGGTGAAGTTGTTTCTGATGACGAAATTCCTACATGTCATGTTCCACGTATTGATGATTTTCGAGGTTCATTTGTTTATCAAGGACAGACCCTTCACTATGACGGTCTTTCTGAGGCAGATGATTCTATTTTTCTTAAGCGTGGTGTTGTTTCCATCCATGAGGGCCGTTACGATGAGTTGGTTTTTGCTGTTGAGCGCTATATTCGGAATATGCAGATGTTTTTATCTACTGTTAGACCGAATGATCCTGGTGCTCAGTACAATGCTCAGGTGGCTCTTATGGTTGATGTCTGGTACAGGCGTTTGACTGCTATAGCTGAGATTAAGCAGCAGTATGACGCCTTCGATTGCTTGATGACTTATATGCATGCTGATGTTCGTGACGAGGGAATGAACTCGTTTAGAACCGAGTATAATGTTTCTGATGTCGTTTATGAACCTGAGGTGCTTGAAGGAGATCCGTTTGAGGAGGCTACAGTTTTTACCATTACTGAGGAGATGCCACCTCTTATAGATGAATCTGAAGATGAAGAAGATACTTCAGATCCTTCTGAGGATGATGGTACATCATCTGAGGCCTCTGAGCAAGAGGATTTCTACTCGGTTGATAGTGATGCTGAGGTTGTATTTAATTGGCATCCACCATTTCCATATTCCTATGATGATTGGGATGAAGAGAACCATGACTTTGCTTACATTGATGTCAAGTCAGAAAATGAGGTCCCCTATCGAGAGGAGCTTGACGTGTACAATCATGAGATGTATTTGCCTAAAGAGGAGGAGTTATCTGTTGAGCCAGAGGATTTCTATGAGTGGAAATATCCAAGCTCTTTGTCTAAGATGGCCTCTCCTGAGCAGATTGATTGGGAGTGGAATGTCAAGTGGAAAGCCAAAGAGAGAGCCAAGAAGAATGACAATTATCATGCTATGAAGTTGAGGAAGTTTGTTGTTAACATTTCCCCTAGAGCTGATCCTTTGGTTGTTGATCCCGCCACTTATGTTGGTTGGGTGTCGAAGGATGTTCTTGCTAGCATGAAGTGGCAGTTTGGCCCTTATTTGCTCCCCCCCGTTGTTTGGGAGGAGTGGCATTCTCAAGTGGAGAACAGGTTTTCCACTGAGATGTTGGCCAACTTGAAGTTGGACATGAGTCCTGAGATTCAGGAGGTTGTCAACAAGATGGTTCAGCCAGATGGTTCTCTTAAGGTCACTCATGGCTTGGACTTTTCTGCCCTTTTGGATTTTCTTCCAGACGTTGGAGCTCTTGGTCGGCAGTTTAAAGACTTCATCTTGAGTAACAAGCACTTGGCCTTACTAGTGTTGGCCGCTGTTTGTGCTGCCTGGACTTTGCATGGTGTGAAGAGTCAATTCACTAAAGCCATCCTTTTGATGGTAGAAGTGGGTGTTATGATTTATGTTTTGGATTCAAAACTCAGTAAGTACATCACTGATTTGGTTAATGTGGCCAAGGGTGCCTTTGAAGGAGCTTTCCATGATTTTGATGGTTTGACTCAAGGCACTGTTTTTAGAACTGAAGCTGGTGATGCCCATACCCTCAAGAAGGAGGTTGTTGATTTGATTGGTACTGCAGTTTGTGGTGGAATGCTTTGCTATTCTGGTCATAAGAGTTTTGTAGAGGGGGATGCTGAAAAGTTTTTCCGAGCTCTCGGACCTTTGACCGGTGCCAAGAATGGGATTGTTAACATGATTGATTGGGTGATGAATGCTTTTAAGACCGTTGCTAAGTGGTCTGGTGGTGAATTGGCCATTGAGGGGTTTCCAATCTTTCAAGATCGTTTTCCACAGTTTAAAGCACTGCAAGTTCGTGTTGATGAATTTGTTGCTCAGATGCGTCTGAAGCCAGATTTCAACTATGCGAACGGGCAAATTGCCTTTTCCTTGGACCGTGAGCTTGATGACTTGTATCGCTTTTTTCCTAATACAACTGACCCAGAGATAAATGGGTATAAGCGTGATATCGTGTTTTTGAAGTCTAAGCTTGTTCCCTTGTTGAATTGTCTCTCCACAGAGAATTTGAATAGTGGGGTTCGTAAGAGGCCCTTTGCTGTTTGGATTAGTGGACGTAGTGGTGTCGGTAAGAGTACCATGTTGAGGCGTTACATTAGTGAGCTGTGGTCACGCGTTGCAGGAGAGCAGGAGTGGGAAGTCTATCGAGTCAAACCCTCTGATGCCGTGTATGTGTATGCATATGAGAAGGAGTTTTGGGACTCTTATCATGGACAGGCCATCACTGTAGTTGATGAGGCTGGTCTGATGCGTGAGGTTGAAGGTGCAACGAATGATGGTTTTATGGCCATAATTCGTATGGTTAACATTTTCGATTATCCTTTGGACATGGCCGATTTACCTAAGAAGGGAAAGACTAACTTCAGTTCTTCCATTGTCATTGCCACTAGCAATAGGGATCGTGTGGATTGCGTTAAATCGCTGTATTATCCAACGGCCTATATCGAGCGTTTCGATTTTGCTGTGCATCAATGTGTGAAGGAGGAGTATGCTTTGCCTGATCCGTATGCATCTAAGATCATTTTGCCTGGTCAGAAGAAGAAACAAGCTAGCTCTAGTTGGAACCGAAAGCTTGATAAAAGCAAGGTTGGCGACACTGATGATGAAACCTTAAACATGGATTTCATGGAGTTTGTGGAGATCGATCTCAAGACTGGCAACCATGTCTCTGACTTTATGAGCTTTGAGGAGTTCGTTGAGGAAAGTGCTAAGCGCTACAAGAAGATCATGGCTTTTGGAGATAAGGCTGTTAAATCTTATGGAGTTGATGTTAAGAAGGCTGAGGCCAATCGACCCCTTGCTGAGCGTATGAAGCGCATTGACCCAAAGGACATCGTTGAGTTCAATGGTGAGAAGATGGATGCAATTGAGGTTCTCAAGCGCACTGAGGCTGCCAAGTTGGAGGCTTTTAAAAACTTAGGTTTGGGTGAGAAGAAGGAAGAGAAGAAAGGAGAGTTTAAGACTGAAGGTTTCTTCTCTGATTACATCTTCCCTCACGTTGAGCCGATGGTCAACAAGGTCATTGCTGGGCGCCTTCGTGATGCCGCAGATGGTGTGGATCCAGATTACACTAGAGTGCACCATAAAGCTGAGGATTTCATGGAGAAGGGCAATCGTTCTATCAGTCAGTTGAGTTGGGAAGAGCAATTAAGGATTTGCACTATGTATAACTTCAATACTGATGAGTTTGAAGATTGGTGTGAGGATCAAAATTCTCCTATTCCTAAGGGTGTTTTCATGTATGACTATGTTCATGAGCAGTATTCTAAGTATTTGACTGGTCTTGCTGGTGGTTTTGGTAATGCAGTTTCACTGTGGTGGCATGAGGCCTCTGGTTTTCAGAAGGCGGCTGTAGTTGTGGGTGGTTTGGCTATTGTTGCAGGTATTGTTGCAATTGTTGCCAATATGGTTTGCGTCCAGCCGCTCATGATTGTTGAGAGTGGCAAGACTAAGACCAAGACTGCTAAGAGAGCCAACCAGCGTAAGGCTGGTGTTCGTAAGATTGGTTCTAAGCCTGTTGCCACTGAGACTGAGGCGTACACCGTTGGTGAGGCGATGATCAAGAACATGTACAGTGCTTCTTCCAGTTGTTGTTATAGGTTGGAGTTTTGCACTGCAGGACCTTTTAAACCAGGAATGGCTTATATGCAGAATGTTGGTAAAGTCACCTTTGTTGGTGGTCAAGTTGGTTACATGAATCGTCATATTCTTGATTGGATGTTCAATGAGTGGGCAGGCGATCCTGAAAATGGTGTGGAGCCGAAAAAGGATTTGCATGTTCGCCTTCGAGCCACTGATGGGACTAATCATACTGTATGCACGAGTTTCACTGACCTGTGGGGTACTGATGGATGTAACTTTGTTGAGACGAAGGAGGAGAGAGATGTAGTCTTTTTCCGTCATCCTACCATTCAGCCTAGGTCCAGGATTGTTGGACGTTTTCTTAGTTCCTATGATCCCCTGTACACACAATCCGTGAGTGCTACTTGTTATCACTACATTCCGGAGAATGGACAGTATATGAACAAACCTGCGTACATGACGTACAATGATGTGCATATTTCTCTCAATCCTGAGGGAGTTGAGTATCTGTCCAATGGTGTGTATAAAACTCGTTTGACTGGTGGGACTGCCGCTGGTATGTGTGGTAATAACTATTGGTTGACAGACACTGCTCGAACTGAGCCCATGATTCTCGGTGTTCATAGTTCTGGTGATGGAACGACTGCTATTGTTGTGAAGATTTCAAAAGAGATGGTTGAGGATGCTCTTGAGCATCTGTCACATCCTGACTCTATTGTCTATGACGATGAGAAGACCTTCACGCAAGGTAAGGTGGTTGACGTGATTCCAGGTCTCGGTGATCAGTTTGTGCCCATTGCTGTGGTTGAACCTATGTATAACCGCTCTAAGAATGACATTGTTAAGAGCGAGTTGTACGGCAAGTGGGCTGAGCCAACGCAGAAGCCAGCACAGGTTACAGGAAGGGTTGAAGATGGTCAGTATCGGGATATCTTGTACAAGTCGAGACAGAAAATCAATCGCAACAAGGAGCCCATGAGTCTGTACTTATTTGAAGATTGTGTATCCTCTTATGCCAATCAGGTTCGTAGTAATTCGGGAGCGGGTCATTACGGTAATGGTTTGGTACCTTGGGATGAGGCCATTGCAGGCAAGGCCGGAGTGTGGAAGGGTATTCCACTTGGTACGTCTGCTGGTTACATGCATGATCTTCCACCACGCACTGATGGTAAGAAGTACTATTTCGGTGGTGTTGATGGGTATGATTTGACCAAGTCCAAGGCGTTGGAGTTTATAGTCCGGTGTGAGCAGCAAGTTGCTATGATGAAGAAGAAGATTCGTAACACAGTTGTTTACAAGGATTGCACTAAGGTTGAGACCTTGCCCAATGAGAAGGTTGACATGTGGAAATCTAGACAGATCAACGCTTCGCCGATGGACAATTTTGTGATTTGTCGTCGTTACTTAGGAGCTTTTGTTGTTTATTTTATGAACAACAGATTGAGGAATGGCTCCGCCCTCGGAATTAACCCATTTGGAGAAGAGTGGGATGTCCTTGCAAAAACGCTTGGCAAGTACGCTGGAGTGATCGCTGGTGATTACAGTGGTTGGGATGCCAGTATTACTGTGTCTATGATGCGTTCGATTTGTAAGTTGATCCGAGATTTTTACCATGATGCCCCGGAAGAGGATAACATTGTGAGGGAAATGTTGTTTTTGGATCTTTTTGATTCTAAGCACATAACTACGGTTGCGACTGAGACGCTTCCAAGAGTCTGTGTCCCTGATGATGTTCCGATCGGTGAGTTTATTATCATCGACGAGGCTGGTTTGGATGAGGTGTATAGCGTTGAGGCTCCCCCATTCAAGCCACTCGGTCCAGATAAGTACAAGTGTGTCACTATTGATGGCAAGAGAACTTTCTTCATTACCGTGGTTTATGGTTGGAGAGGTGGTATGCCTAGTGGACATTTCCTCACCACAGTTGGAAATATAATAGTTAACAACTGTGTGGTTCGATATGCAATAGCTGATTGTGTGTTGATTGGTGGGGCTCGCAGTTATGGGCCAGGTGTTCCCAGTCCTTTGCCATTTATTGAGGCGAATATGTACATCATTGCGTTTGGTGATGATAATCTGATTGGGATATCTGCGGAGTTGGCGAAGTATGTCTCACAGGAAAAGTTGACTGCTGCTATGGCTGCCATTGGTTTGAAGTACACTGACGAGAGTAAAACCAATCGTGTTCATCAGTTGCGTTCCTTGGAAGAGGTGTCTTTTCTCAAGCGTGGTTTTCGCTATGAGAAGAGTCGTGGCCGTTGGGTTGCACCCTTGGAGATGAATGTGATCAATGACATGTGTCAGTACCGTCGTTTGAGATCCACTGATGATGATTTTAAGCAAACCTGTAGGAAGGCTGTCCTTGAGGGCGCCTTACATGGTAGGGCTGAGTTTATCTCATGGTGGTGTGATGTGAAGACACACATGCTCGAGGCCGATGTGTGCCCGTCCGAAGATAGCTGGGAGATGGCTATTGGGGCGGCTATGTGCCTCGAAGCGTACCACTCATAGAGTGGTACAGTCGGACCCGGGCAGGTCCTTTAAACTGCGTCCGGAGCTGGGCAGCTCTTTAAATTATGGCTTGGGCCGGTCTAGTGAGATCGTGCGTGCCCTTATGCCACTGGTGTGATTACCAGAGCCAAGAAAAATAAATGTTGGAGTAGGACATACTCTGACTAGTACCTAAGGTGATTAAATAGATGGTAGCCCTTAGTGTATACACTACTATGTATATAAATATGTCTACAAGTGCGGAAGGCGAGAGCAGCCAAAATAGCTCTAGTGTTGTTGTTACTACGTTTGCTGATAATGGAGAAGTTGTCGGTGAATCATTTACGTCGAAGATTGATACGATGCCTATACCTCGTGTCGAAGAGACAGTTGAGAGTTTCATGAGGAGACCAAAGAACGTGCTGAATACTATCATGCAGACTACGGATTTGCCAAATGCGAACCTGTACCATGTTATAATAGAAAGTTTGTTAGCTTCAGTGCCCGAGTGGGCTGAGAAGATACATGGTTATGGGCTTGTTAGGGGGACTGCGTGTTTTAAGGTTTTGACTAATGCGAACCCTTTCCAGTGTGGGAAGTTGTTGAGTGTGTGGTTGCCTCAGGCGAATCAGGCTGTGAATGCCACGTATGCTGCGTTGCATAATGGAAACCTGGTGTGTCGATATCAGTTGCCTAGTGTGGAGCTGGACTTGCGAGACAGTGGTAGTGTGATGAAGATTCCCTATATAGCGCCGACGAGTTGGTACTCTATAAAGAGTGATAGTAAATATCCTCAATATGGATGGGGCACCTTTGATGTGTGCACACTTAGTCCTCTGTTGGTTGGGACTGGTACAGATAATACAGTGCCTGTGTCAATCTGGGCTTGGTTTGAAGATTTTGAGTTGGCCATGCCTACTATCACTCAGTCTAGTGGTGGCGGTCGTGGTCGGGCTCCCGTTAAGTCCTTTGGCCGCAATGTTACTGCCGAGGAGGCAAGTTCCATAGGTGTTGATGCCGTGAGTTCTGGTTTGCGGAGTGTTTCGATGGCCGCCAATGCGTTGGCTTCTATACCGTCGTTTGCTCCTATTGCTGGGCCTGCTGCGTGGGTTTCTGATGTTGGGGCTGGTGTTGCCTCTGCTTTTGGTTGGGAGAAGCCTGACCTTAATCCTGCACCTAGTGTGATGGTGAGGCAGTACAATCGCTTCCTTGCAACCAGTGATGGTGTTGACAGTGCCATACCTGTGAGTCTGAAAACTAATCATGGTGTGACTCCTAGTGATGGGGCGTCCATTCGTTCTGTGGATGAGATGTCCTGGTCTTTTCTCAAGAGTGTTGAGACTGTGACTAACGCAGATGGTGGTAATCAGTTGTTTTGGGCTGATACTGATGCTGTTGGTCATTCGTTGGCTTCTTTGTTGGTGTGTCCGCGCAATACTACATCTGCGCCGTATGCTCCTAGTGCGATCAATCTGATCACAAGGAACACGCATCAGTCCGTGTCTTATTCCGGACCGCCATTTTTCTTTTTGGCGAGCAAGTTCAAGCAGTATCGTGGGTCGTTGCAGGTGAGGTTGAAGTTTCCGAAGACGGATTTTCACACTGGTCGACTATTGATCGTGTGGACACCTGGGCATAATATTGGCACCCCTGCCACGTTGACAAATTCACTGTTTTCTTTGAAGGAAATAGTTGATCTTCGTGACGGTAATGAGGTTTGCCTCAATTTGCCTTGGATGTTGGAGTACAATTATCTCAATGTGGACGATTACTATGGTTCACTTGATATCTTGGTGCTTAACACGTTGCGTCGCCCGGACACTGCCTCTAGTAAGATCCAGATCTTGACCTATTGGTCTGGTGGGCCTGACCTTGAGTTTGCGTTGCCGAATGGGACTGCGGTTGGTGGTCATTTCACTGAGCAGGTGTTTACCACAGAGATGGACAGCACAACGTCCGCTGTGGAGGAGATCATTTGTGAACCCGTTGGTGGTGGTTCTGAGCAACCTTTTTCTATGATTGCTGCTGAACAATCGATGGGTGAGGTGTTTACTGATTTGAAGCAGTTGATCGGCCGGTACAATCTCTGGTATTCGAATAGTAATGTGGCAACGAGTGCCACAATTCCTACCGTGATGATTTGGCCTTGGTCGAGTAACACTGTTGGTCAGGATCACACAACTGGTCTGCTCAACAATGCGGGCATTATGGGTGGTGACATGTATAATTTTGTTGCCCCCATGTATGCGTACTACCGTGGTGACATGAAGATCGCCATCACGCAGTCTGAGACAATCTCTACTGCACCTGAGTTGGTTACGAACAACCCAATCTATGCCATGTTGCTGCCTGGTGAAGATTTGGGTGGGACTGTTGAGGTCAACGCGTTGAATAATAATTATAATTCCGTGACGACAGGTCCTTACTCTAGTGTGGTGAAGAATTGGCACAATAACTACTCAAGTACTCTGACGCAGAGTCTGGCTCCAGCGGGAGTCGGTCTGGCAATTACTGATGCCGGCGTTGGTTACTCTAACTGGCGTGTGCCGTACTATGCGCGCACTAAGTTGAGCATGATGTGGCCAGGTGGTCTCACTGTCGGAGGTGTTCCGAATGATGTTAGTCAATCCCTGGGGAGTATCTTGCTTCATGGAGCTGTGGGAACGTGGAATGACTATTTGTTGGCGCGAGCTGTTGCCGACGATTTCCACTTCCATTTCTTCTTGGGAGCGCCCCCTGTTCTATTCGACTGGTCGTAGAACAACAAAACAAACCTACCTTAGCGGGTGATGGCTAAGGGGAATTCACACTCCTGAAAGTGTGTGCGAGGCGGAGTACCCCTCTAAGTGTACAGTTTTTATAATTTTCTGTTTTTATCAAAATTCCCGATTTTAAAGTTTAAGTATGGTTTATTCGGTGTTGTTTACCACCGTCAACCTCATAGCGCAGGCTCTAGTCCATGTAGGACGGCTTTGTGTGCGTTATGTATAGTGTAATGATTATATTCTGGGTCACTGAAACAGTGTTTTTATCGTTTAGTTCAATTTATTGGGCCTAAGGATAGTTTCTTGCGC